GGCTCTTGTTGATCCATTGAAGGCAACGCGATTTGCTGAACTACTTATGGCAGATGCATCAACGGCATACACGATATTTTTAAGTGAGTTGTAATGCAGGATGAATTTGAGAACATATTAAACGAGTATGCGCTGGCAGTAGTTGAGCGTGCGCAATCGAACTTACGCATCAAACGAAGGGTACGTGGTAAGGTTGTAAATCGCGTTGCATCGGGCAGGTTGCTAAACTCGTTGTACTATAATCTCAAGATTCGTTACAACAAGCCCACAATAGACTTCACTGTGTCTAATGACGAGGCAGGCAAGTATGCAGATGTGATTGAATTTGGGCGCAGAGCCGGTGCAAAGATGCCACCTGTTAAGCCAATTGAAGATTGGATACGGCTTAAACCTTTAAAGCTGCGTAATAGACAAGGTGAATTCATTAAGTCAACCGAAAGTGCAATTAAGAGTGCAGCATTTGCAATTGCCAAAAGCATTGGCAAGAATGGAATTGAAGGTATCAACTACTATAGCGAAGCAATAGACGATACATGGGATGAATACAAGGACAAGTTAATGGAAGGCTATATTAAATCAGTGGAGAATCGATTACTACTAAACAAAAGATAATGGCAATAACAATAGAAGACCAGCCGTACACATGGGCGTTGAGAGGGCAGAAGCTCATGATAGTTGCAGTCAGTGACGAAGCGGGCAATGTTGGGTTTAAGTATGGGGTAGAGGTAAGTGTGGCAGGCACATCATATCAATTCTATTTGAGTGCTGCTCCTGATGGTCGATTATATTTTGACTTAAATGCATTAGTTGACACTATGCGCAATTATGAACCACAGAACTTTCACTTTGCCACCGATGATACGCAAGATGATTTGAGCAAAATATCCTTAAGAATCTTTCTTAGTGAATGGTGGTTGGTTGATGGTGTGTTTACTCAAAATGAAGGTAGCATAATAGAGGCTGATGAGTTGTTGGCAATAAATGGATACTTCCAAGTCATCGATGGATACAAACCAAACGTGGAAACAGGTAGCCAAAAAGTGAAACAATCGCTCACAAGCACATCATCGTACATGATGAGTGACCGCAACAACAACACTTCGCCATTTTATTTAAGCCAAACGTGGAGCTTTAGTGACGCTACCAATAGCATTTGGATACCTGTGCTTGAAAAAGACTATGGTGTCTTGTCAATACCCGGCAATGACACCTATCTAAGCAACAACGCAGCAACTCAATTCCGCATTACCATATTTAGTTCAGCAGGCGTACCAACGAGCCAAACCATTGCGCTTAATGCATACGATATTGAGAATCTGCCAGTATATCCTGCCAACCTTAACGATTGGACAGGACTAACGGTGAAGCCTTCGCTCTTCCCTAACTGGAGATGTTACACTGTTGGCATACTTAACGCTGCAAATGGTAGCGTAAGCGAAACATACATCTTCTACAACGCACACGATTACGGGCAGAGCGACTGCAATTGGGATAACATCAGACTTGGATGGGTTAACTCGCGAGGCGGTTGGGATTATTTCAACTTCACAAAGAAGTCCGAAACAACAAACGAGATTGAGCGCAAGCAGTACCGCAAAGTTTTATTCAACGGCAGCCCTACCATATTCAGCCCAAACGACAGGTCTTTACTGCAACGCCAAAACTTAGCACAACAAGTGCTAACCATTACATCGGACTACATTACCGAGGGCGAGTTTCAACTACTGCGATCGTTGCTCGTAAGCAATCAAGTCACGTGGCTAACCGAAGACGCAGGCACGCCTGTTGAAGTACCTGTGAACATAGAAGACACAAGCTTTGTCGAAAAGAAGAATCGCGATGGCAAGCAGTACAACGTAACTTTGAGAGTGCGTCTATCTAACCCATACTGGACATAACATGAACGGAGAAGTACAACTTATAGTTAACACGGGCAGTCTTGAGCAAATTGATAGCATAAGCAATGACCCTGCATTTGTCGGCATTGGTGCGTTATCGCGTTTGATTGTGACAAGCAGACCCGAAGTTGCAGCACTAACTACGGGTGATAGCCTTACGATTATGAATGCGGTTGGTGATAGCGTGGTAAAAACACTCAACTCACCACCTGCTCTTGATTCACCTGTAGTTGGACAAACACGTTTGAACTTTGCAGGCACATGGGCAGATGACTATTCCGCTGCCGCAGGTGGTTACTTCATGTTGGGTGTTGGTGGTGAATACTACTTAGACCTTTTTGAAAACGAAAGCATTTCGCAAAATTGGAAGTTTCAAGACCTTAACAGCTTCACAGCGCAAGGTGCATTCACTCGCGAGTTTAGAATACCATATAGCACCACAAATCAACTTGCACTTGGTGCGTTGTTCGATGTTAACGTAGATGCCGGCTCATCGAATTACTTCCACTACAAGTTACCTGCTGAGATTCGCGTTGATACGCTACCCATTGCGACAGGTTACGTTCGTGTGCGCAAGATTTACAAGCAGCAGAACCGCATTAACGAGGTTGAGTTAGCCTTCTATGCTGAAACGCCAGACCTTGTGCGTAACATTGGTGAGAAGAAGCTGAGTGATTTGGATGCGCTCAGTGCGCTGAATGAAACGGTTGGATATGATAACGTGACCAATGCAAGTGCCGACCGCTTATGGACGATTTTAGATCGCGGTCAAAGATGGAGTGAGAATGGTGAAACCAATACGCGAACATTACAAGACCCGAACACGCCCGTGTTTGCTGCCGACCTAACACCTGCAATAAGTTGGGAGTATTTGTTCAACAACATCATAAGTGAAGCAGGTTTTGAGTTGGTAGGCGGCACGCTACAAAGCATATTAAGCCAATACTATATGCCGTGGTGCAACTCTCGCTTCTTGCAGGGTAGTGATACCAATGGTGGCTTTGCTTTTCGTGCTGAGTTAAGTGCATCAACACCTGTTGCCTTTAACACGATACCATTCGGCAATGAGATATTCGACAACAATGGTGACTACAATCCTGCAACCTACACTTATACTGCACCTGTAAGCGGTAGGTACTTTTTCAACTTTAACTTTAACGTGGTCATCACTGGTGCGAGTGCAAGGATATTTGTGCAGGCGATTAAAAATGCGGTGAACAACTACCCTATAATCGATGTGCAATTCTTTACGGGCGCAAGTCAATGGGCGTTTAATGATTCGCAGCTACTTGAGGCAGGTGATACGCTAACGTGGTATTGCTATAAGCAAGGTGTAGGCACTGCTGCATTTGATACAGGCAGCTCAGTTGGTTTGCAAGTTGCGAACTTGAACTATAGCCAATCAATTATCTACAGCGCAAACGCACCCGACATGAAGCAAATCGACTTTGTGACCGATGTGATTAAGATGCACAACTGCGCGATTGTAGCTGATAGAGCAGTGCCAAGTAAGATATACATTGTGCCTCAGAATAGCTACTTGGGCAGCGGCAATCTATTGGACTGGACAAGTAAGCTTGACATTTCAAAGGATGTCACCATAGGCAGCACGACCGATTTGCAAAAGGCAAAGTTTCAGTTCACATATACGGCAGGTGAAGACTTCTTGAGCAAGGTGTATAGAAATGTGGAGCGCATCTATGGTGATTACGAAGCAGTCGGTTACACTATCAATCCCGACACAGCACCAAGTGACTTTGCAATAGGTGACCAAAAGATTACACTTGTCACACGCAGCACACCATCGGGCGTTGTTAATGGCAATGGCTATGTAATGCCGATGTTCTTGAATGATTCAGTTCAGTTCGTTGCCCCTGGTCCTCGTTGTTTGTATGAAGCAGGAGATTATCCTGTGCAGTTGTATGATGATAGCACAACAACCGTTGTCAATACCAATGTGCCGGTGCTTAATAACTACAGCGAAGTGTTTCCATCGATTGACAACTTCGACTTAAACTGGGCACCTGAAGTACCACCGCATCCTATCAACGGCAATCCGTACAACAACCTGTTCAACCTGTATTGGCGCACCTACATGAATGCGCTTTATTCACCTGAAGCACGCATGATGGAAGCATCGTTTGCGCTATCGCTCAAAGACATTCTCACATTTCAGTTTAGCGACAAGATTTGGATACAAGATAGCTATTGGCGAATCATTGAGGTAAGCGATTACAAGGTAGGTGATGTGGAAAGTACAAAGGTGAAGCTGCTTAAGTTCTTGGAAGATACCGAGGACTGCTCCGCTACGCCATTTGGCATAGAGGTAAATGGTGAAGTGAAATTTGAAGACGCAAATGGTGACCCTGTTGCAGCCACACAAGACTGTTGCACTCGTTATGGCTACACATGGGATGAAGCTAATGCTGTGTGTTGGGCGTTTGTGCCAACGGGTGATAGACCTAACTCACCCACATCAGGCAGTTCGACCAATCCTGCACCACGCCAAAACAAGGCGCAGACACGCAATGCGGCTATCATCAATTCGGTTATTTCAGGTGACAATGTTGTGATTGAGAACGGCAACCAAAACACATTAGCCGTTGGTGAGCGTTTGAAGTTGACAAAGAATGTCAATGGTAGCAATTTATTAGGTAAAAATGTTACGACAAATCTTCCCGGCATGCACGTGGGTGGGGGCTACAGAGCGGGCAACCCTGCAACAACTGAAGACGGATGGGCGCAGTTTGGGCAATTTGCTTTGCATCGCTATCCAACCATTACGACATCAGGGCAGGTGGAGAATCTTTTCATTGAAGGCATCACAGGTGAATACATAGACATGCCCGATGATACGTTATGGAGCTGTCTGCTTAACGTGACCATCAAAGACGCAACAGGGGCGAGCATAACAAGGCTTCTACACTTTACACTGGAGAAGGTAGGCGGTGTTGCAAGTGCGAGTGCTATCACAACCATAAGCACGATAGGTGCAATAGGTGCAAACGTGTTCACATTTGGAATAGACACAGCAACGAATCCCGATGAGCATCGCATAAATGTCACTTTCACAGGCGGCACTTATCCTGATGCTTTCATCATCAACACATCATTGCAATACCAACAAAACAAAACAGCATAATGGACTCAATTAAAAACACAATGCGCTATCTTCAGTTAGGCATCAAAGCAAATCCACAACACAACCATTCGCTGCGTAAGTGGCAACGTGTGCTATGGTATGCAACGCTATATGTTTGGCGCACCTTCTTGTTTTTCGGACTGATTTATTTACTATCTAAACTAATCTACTAATGGCTGAACCAATTGTTCGGAGTTTCGTAATCGACACCAGTGAGAGTGAACAGAACCTCAAAGAATTAAACACTACAATTAATGCAACTGACGCTGCAATTAATAAAGGTGCGCAGGCATTTGACAATGTAGCCGTTGCACAAGAAGAGGTTGTTGTATCGAGCAAGTCATTGAAGGCGCAGCTGCGTGACCTTCAGGCGCAGTTAGCCAATACCGAACCCGACAGCGCGAAGTATCGTGAGTTATCACAGGCGGCAGGGGAACTAAAAGATAGGATTGGTGATGCAGCCGAAGCAGTAGGCACTCAGGCAGGTGGTGCATTTGAAAGGGTGAGCGGTTCACTTGGACTTGTCACATCGCGTATTGCAAACCTTGACTTTGAAGGTGCGGCAGAAGGTGCAAAGCTACTTGCTCAAAACATTACGCAGATAAAGCCGGGTGATATCACCAAAGGCATTCAAGGAATCGGTAGTGCATTTGCATCTATTGGTAAGGCATTGCTGACTAACCCAATCTTCTTAATTGGTGCAGCCATTGCAGCGGCTATCGTGTATGCAGATGAACTGTTGTCGCTTATCGATGGTGTAACAGATGCGGAAACGCAAGCACTGGATGTGCAAAAGGAACGTGCTGCATTAGCGAAAGAGCAAGTAGATGCAATCGGTGCGCAGGAAGAATCATTGAAGCGCCAAGGCTTAACCGAAAAAGAGATTACTGCGCTAAAGTTGCAGGCGTTAGATACAGCCATACTTGAACAACAGGCAGTAGTTGAAACCACACGCATACAGGCAGAGGGTCAAATTAAAGCAGCCGAGCGCAATGCTGAATATCTCAAGACCTTTCTTGACTTTGTCACCTTTCCACAGCGCAAGCTTGCTGAGTTTTTTGAAGGCTTTGTCAATGGATCAATAGATATCCTAAACAAGTTAGGACTGGGCATTGAAAAGATTAATGTGTCAGGTGTATTTGAAGATGTAAACAACTTTATTGTAAAGCAGGTATTTGACCCTGCGGCTGAACGCAAGAATCAAGAACAAATTGTAAAGGATGCTGAGAAGTCATTGGTTGCATTAAACAATCAACGCGATGGTATACTCAATGCGCAGGATGCAAAGGAAAAAGCAGCCGCACAAAAGGCAGCAGATGACAAGGCAAAGGCGGCAAAGGATGCGGCAGATGCACAGCTAAAGGCTGAACAAGAAGTGAGCGACCTGCTCAATCAGTTGTACGAAGAAAATCTCAAAGAGTTTGAAGATGCCGAAAAGCAAAAGACCGCAGCAGCAGAAGCCGAAGCACAAAAAAGATTAAAGGCAGAAGAAGAATACGATGCAGCCATAACCGGATTGCGTGCCGAGCAGGATGCAGCGAACCTAACGCAAGACCAAAAGGACATCATTGCCATTGACAACAAGTATTTAGACTTGCGCGAAAAGGCAATTGCCGCAGGTGAAAGCACTGTTGAAATAGATGCCGCATACACAGCAGCGTTAGAAGCACAAGAGCAACAATCGGCAGAAAGAAGAAAGGCAAATGAGGCGGCAGTACAAGATGCAAAATTGCAATCAACATCGGATGCATTAGGCGCAATCAATGGACTGGTTGCTGCATTTGCCAAAGGTGATGAGAAGCGTGCAAAGCGTGCATTTCAAGTACAAAAAGCTTTGAGCATAGCGCAGGCAACAGTTGATACATACAAAGGTGCTAACGCTATCTTTACTGCTGCAGCAAATAACCCAGCAACAATTCTTTTCCCTGCGCAGCCATTCATCGCGGCAGGTGTAGCTATTGCTTCAGGTCTTGCCAACGTAGCGACAATTGCACAACAGCAGTTTCAAGGTGGGTCAGCAAGTGGTGGTGGTGGAGGCGGTGGTGCTCAAAACACACCAAGCTTACCTGAAGGCGGTGGCGGTGGCGGCACAGGCTCTCAACCTGCGCAGTTCAACCCATTAGCCTCATCATTTCTGCAAGATAGACCAGAGCAGTTAACACCACGTGCCTATGTATTAGCAGGTGATGTGGCATCGCAACAAGAAGTGCGGACAAAGGTTGAAGACCTATCAAGAATCGGATAATAAAAACTAAATTTGTAACATGGAAAAGAGAAAAGTAGTTAAGTGTGTAATAGACGAAGAAGGTCGTTTAGGCATCACGGCAATGGGCTTAGTAGATAGCCCTGCAATCGAAGAGAACTGGATTGCGCTGAGCAAGATGCAACTTGCAAAGGTGGATGAGGAAAGGCGAATGCTATATGGTCCAGCACTCATACCCGACAAAGAGATACTGCGCTATGACGAGAAGGGCGAGCCGTACTATGTCTACTTTGAAAAGGCAACAGTTAGCGCAATTGCACATCAGTTCTTCAAAAAGAATCTGCAACACACGACCAACTTGCAACACGAAATACCTGTAACCGGTGTGACCGTGGTTGAGTCATGGGTGAAAGAAGGCAAGATGGACAAATCCATACAACTTGGATTGCCTGAGTTGCCCGATGGCACTTGGTTCATTGGAACAAAGGTGGATGAAGACCATGTGTGGGAAGATGTCAAAGAAGGCAAGGTGCGTGGCTATAGCATTGAAGGATTCTTTAATGAAGTTGGCGTGTCGATGAGTGGCGTTAAGAATTACGAGGCT